GTTACAGGTGTAGGCTTAACTTCTAGCCTTGGTGAAGAAACTCAAGAAACAAGCTATGAAGCTCCTAGTGTTTCTGCTACATCTAATGTTGGAGATGTAAATATTCGTACAGATGTAAGCTTTACAATAACAGGAGTTTCTGTTACAAGTGCAACTGGTACTTTACAAGGGACCTTCTGGTCACAAGTAGATGACTCAAACAGCGGAATAACCTGGACGGAAGTTCATAAAGCTGCATAAAAGTTTTGACAAACTTTAAATTAATCATTAAATTTTAAATTAGGAGATTAAATGGCATCAACTTATTCGACAGGTTTAAGAATAGAGCTGCAAACTACAGGAGAAAATTCTGGAACTTGGGGTACTATTACCAACAATAACTTTTCTCAAGTATTTGAATTTGCTATTTCTGGTGTTTATGCAAAAACTCTTTCTGGAACAGGACCTACAACTTTAACAAATAATGATGGTCCTCAATCTCAAGCTAACAATGAAGCAAGGCAAAACCAAATAATTTTTTCTGGAACTATTTCTACAACTCACATAGTTCAGTTTCCAACTACACAAAAAACTTACGGACTTTATAATAACATTTCTGGTGGCGCTGACATCACTGCAAGATTAGGTGCCACTGGCAACACTTTAACAATTTCAAATGGTAAATACAGATTAGTTTCTACAGACGGAACTAACTGGTATGATATTTTCACGCTAGCTGGTCTAGGCGAGACATGGATTAAAAAAACATCAGACTATACTGCATCAGCAGGAGATAATATTTTTGTTGATACATCAGGTGGAGCAGTGGCAATAACTTTACCAAGCTCTGCAGCTATTGGTGATCAAGTAAAATTTATAGATGCAGAAGGAACTTTTGCAACTCACAATCTGACTGTAAATAGAAACAGTCACAAAATTCAGGGATCTGAAGCAAATTTAACAGTATCAACTAGTGGATCTGGCTTTGCGTTGGTGTACAATGACAGTGACAATGGTTGGAGATTAAAGTATAACGATTAATTATGGCTAACTTACAAGATATTACGAATAGAAGTGAAGTAGGAACAATCAAACCTTGGGGTAAAGCTACAGCTCCTGCAGGTTATCTTTTATGTGATGGTTCAGCTGTATCAAGAACTACTTATGCAGATTTATTTGCTGTAATTTCTACTACTTATGGAGCAGGTGACAGTTCAACAACTTTTAATGTTCCAGATCTTCAAGGTAAGTTTCCTCAAGGTAAAAGTGGAACTACAAGTTTAGCAGGCACAGGTGGTGCAAATACAGTTACTGTTGCTGTAACTAATAACCAAGCTGCAACAAACTCTACAAACCAATCTGTGACTATTACTGGTAGTATTTCAAATACTTCTTTGACAACTGCACAATTAGCTTCGCATTCTCATGATATGTACAATTCTGGTACAACAGAAGCATGTTTTATCCCATTCTCTGGTAACAGAAACCCAAGCACTACCATACCAGCCGCAGTTAGAAACACAGGTAGTGGAACTGGTCACAACCACTCTCATACTTTATCTGGAACATTAACTGGTAATATTACAACTACTTTAACTGGAGCTGTTACTGCTTCAGGAACTAACTCTTTTTCACCTTTTGTAATTGTTAATTACATTATTAAACATTAGGAGATAGTCGTAGATCAATCAGGAGCAGATGGTGGTTATCACATTAATTGGGCTGATAAAGGTAATTCTTTTCCAGATATTGGAAATGACATTCATTACGTAATTTACAACACTGCACCGGGACAAGATGAGGTTCAAAGAAAAGATCCATCAACTTCAATGATGACTGGTAATACATCTTTATCATCAACAAGTAGCACTGTAGGTAATTCAGTAACTGTTCAAGACTTATTGAATTGGGGCGAAACTAGAAAAGGTCAAATAGAACAAGCAAAAACCGATTATGCAACAGCTGTAGCGGATGATGCTAATAATGGCACAACCAATGCAGAGGGTAAAACTTGGATTGACTACGATTCTAATTATTCGTGAAATATACCACGTATCTGTAAAACTTTTCTTTCTTCTGGTCCAGTAACAGCGCAAACTTTATGTAGGATATTATTTTTAATTGCAACTAAAGAGTTTGGTCTTGGTGTTACACATAAAGGCATACCCCTGTTCGTATCTATCAAAGTTTCTCCTCCCCAATCTCTATCCCATTCTTTGTGAATATATAAGGAATAATTTAATGTGTACACGTGATCATCATGCCAATTTATGCCAGCATATTTTTCGTATTTATAGTATGTAACATGCATAGTAGAGTTCTCAATAAAAGGCATAAAAGGACAATCTACAACAGTTTGTAAAACATCTTTGAACATATCATCTTTGACATTTGAGTACTCTCCTTTACTTAAACATGCTAAGTTTTCATCTATTCGCTCTACCTTTTTCATGGTAATATTCTCATGACTATCGAGATATAATTCTTTATCCCAATCATCAAAGTTAGTTTTTTTTACAAATTTATCACTTTCATAATCGAAGTTTGAAACTTTTTTAAATAAATCTTCTGATAAAAAATCTTCTAAAACTATTGCTTGATCGTCTATATTTGCAAATATTTTCATTTGTAACTTTTTTTATTCCAAAACATTTTTTTGTACTTATCAACCCATGAGCTTTTAATCATGTTGTGTGTTTTTACATGTAGCTTCTCTAAATAAAAACCAGACCATTTTTTCCACGACTCTCTTTTAAAAGGTATTACTTGAATCATTGCTTCACCTTTTTTTATTCTAAATGATTTATCTGTTTTATTTAAAATAAAAGGAAAATTTATCGTATCGACGTAAACATCTGTATCCACGACTCCAGATAAAACTTCAAATCTACTTTCAAATCTATTTAAGGGTTTTACAAATAAACAGCTATAACCTGGTGGTGTTTTAATAAGCCATTTGTTTATAAACTTACCAGCATTTTTTTGTCCTTTCATAAAACCTTTCCATGATTTAGGAAATTGATAATTACTATGAAAATCAACATCTTTATCATTCATGTTTGCTGGTAAAATATTAAATTCATCTCCAGCAGGACTTATTATGTAATCTTGATCAAAGGGTAGAATATAACCTGCTGTCATGGAATCTAAAAAAGGTATGCAAGCTTTTATTGTAGCCCTTGACTCCTCACCAAAAGCAAACTTTTCAAATTTCTTATACTCATCTGGTATAAATCTAGATGCTGGTTGTGGATGCGGCCATATATCAACCATCGTTTCATCTACTGCACAAAATGTTATTTTCTTATTAGTAAACATGCTCTTTTAAAATAGGATAATTTACTTCAAAATTAGCTGCTAAAGTTATTCTTCTATTATCTGTAAGGTTAGGCGTAGTTGAGTGATGAAGACCACCATCAAACATTATACATGTTCCATCTTTTACTTTTATTTCTACGATTGAATTATTAAAAGTATTAGTATCATGTTTTTTTATTAAAAAACATTTTTTATATTCTTTGTTTATTAAAAAAGACGTGTTAGATTTTTCAACGTCTACAAATAAAACTAACGAAAAATGATTGTTGTGACAGTGTGGCATGGCCATTTGATTTTTCGCATACCAATTAATCCAAAGATTTGTTAATTTTATATTCGGTATGTCAAAGTTTTCTGATTTTACAAATGATTCAATTATTTTTATAAATTCTTCTGACATATTTAACATGGAAGGATACTTTAAATGTGTGTCCCAAGCTGTTCTTCTTGCATGTACATTAGATAAAAACTTTAAATCTGTAGAATGTTTGTGAACAGCATGGTCCTCTACTTTAACAATTTCATTAATTTCTTTTTTCCAAAAGTCAAAATTTGGCATATCAAAAGAATAAATTTCTTCTGTAAATATCGCATGTTTTAAAATGTTAATTGTCATCTACAATAAAATTTAAAGACATAGATCTTCTTGTTGGATCTTCATCATTTGTTTTGTAAGGAGATACAAAATGTTGATGTGATGCTTCAAAAATATAAAAATCACCAACTTCGGGTTCATAAAACCTAGTTTCATTATTTGGAAAAACAAAACCAAGTGCACCATCCCTAAACTTGTGTTTATGTTTCGTATCATCTATAAAGTTAGGAACTTTTAAAAACATAACAGTTGACCATCCTGTTCCATCATGATGTGTGTGGATAGGATTATATTCATGTGGTTGCATGTCGTTAATCCACATTGTTATAATTTTTAAATTATTAATTGGTTTAGGAGAAAGTGAAAAATGGTTCAATGAAATCATATACTCATTCATGCATTTTTTTATTGTTTCAAAAATAGGTAGAGATTGAATAATTTTTGTAGACTCTAACTCACTGTCTAACCTGCCAGCTAATTTTGCACCTTTGCTTTCTAAAGAGTGTTTGTTATCATCGTATTTTTTGTTTAATTGTTCTATTTGATCTAAGGGAATTTTATATTTTTTTATAATTCTACCACTTACAATAGTTTTACTGATCATTCTTTTGTCGCATATATACCATAGTTTAGTTGTCAAGAAAACAATTTTAAAAAATACTATTGCAGAACATAAAAATATGCTTACATTAGGTTCTCACCAAAATTAACAATCACAGGAGAAAATATGGAAAACGAAGAAATAAACAAAGCCATTGCTTACCTTGCAGATAAGGTGAGTAATTACCATGAAAGACTAATAGCTATGGAAAGAGATTTTGAACGACACAAAAAAGATAATTCAAATCACTGTTCTGATGACTGTGAATGTAAAAAATCTACGTAAAAAAATTACATACTGAATGTCTAAATGATCCGTTGCCATTCCACTGAAGAGGGGTATGAAAAACATCAGATGAAAAAAAGATAGCTCTATTAGATTTAAAACCAACGTGTATATCTAATTCGCCATCTTTGTAAAAACCAGTCCCATTGTTAACAGATTCAGGACCGTGCATATAAATTAAACATTGATGAGTACATCCTAATTCTAAATCAACATGAGGTCTTGGTTTATCAGCGGCCCCAACCATCGTATATGTAGTCTCAATAAATTTTGATA